TCACCGCGCGCACCATCGCCGCCTCGATCACCGGCAGAAGCTCGACCGCCGCCCGTGGGTCGAGCCCGCCGGCTGTGGCCATGGCCAGCACCGCACCCATGTCCCAGCCGAGCACCGCGCCCTCGGCAACCCGCAGCTGGCCCGTGGCCCGGCAGGCGATATCCCAGGCCAGCGCGCCCTCGCGCGTCAGCGGCGCGTTTTGCCGCGCCGGGCAGGCTTCGCAGATTTGGATGCAGTTTTTGCAGTATTGCGCGCCCCCGCCGAAGTGCCACTCGGCAAGGGCGCTGAGGCGTTTTTTTCCTGCTCCAGATGCAGGCCCGGGGCCACGTAGCGCAGCTGGAACGCCTCAAAGATCGGCACGATCTCCAGCAGCGCGTCGAGGCCTTCGGGGGTGAGTTCGGCCGGCGCGTCGTCGGCGTCATGCACGCCGGCCCAGTCATCGACGGCCACACGCGCCAGTGCCTTCGCCAGCGCAATGCCGCGCCTGTTCGCGCTGGCTTCTTCCGGCAGATCCGCGAGGATTGGCTCTTCGCGGGCCCGGTTCATCAGCGAGGTGGTTATGGGCGCCACGCGCAGCTGCACGCCGTGCCCGAGATCGAGCCAGTCGGGGGTCGCGTTCAGGTCGAGACGGATCATCAGGTCTCTCCATGGGTTGGCACATCATTCAGAAGCGCGACCTCAAGCATCACGCCCGTCGCATCTGCGGCGGCGCGCCAGTCGAAGCTCGCCTCGACCCCGGCGGGGCCGGTGATCGAATACTTCGGCTTGGGCAGGTAGACCCGCGGCAGGGTGAAGGTCAGCCCGTAGCCCTCGGCCATCGCGAAGCCGTAGACCAGCGCGACCGGATCGCCGCTGGCGGCCTCGGCCATCAGCGTCTCGCCATCGAAGCGCACGGTCAGCGATCCCTCGCAGGTGGCGAGGGTGGGATCCGCGCCATCGATGCGGCCATCCTCGCGGATCGACCGCACCCGTTCGATGCCGTTGGAGAAGGTCAGCGAGCCGGCGGTGACACCGGCGAGCGGTGCGCCGGCGCGCAGAATGCGCCCGCGCCCCTGGCTGAAGCGGCGCAGCGCAAAGGCGGCAGGGTCCGCGTCCAGCGTGGTGCCGGCAGTCTCCTCGCCCTGCGCCACCACCGAGACGGTGGCGTTGGCCGGTCCTTCCTGGCCCATCTGGAAGGACAGCTCCTCCAGCACCGCCCCCGCATGGCGAAAGAAGACCGGGCTCGTGAGCTTGGGATGCCCGATCTCGATCAGGAAGGATGGGATCGCGTCGGCCCCGCTGCGCCAGACATGGCGGTACCCGCCGCCGGTGAGGGTGGGGGCGGAACGCTGTGCAGTCGAAGCAGAAATTGTGACCGCGTTGCCGTCCGGGCCGGTGGTGTCGTGGGTAATCACCAGCGCGGTGTCATCCTCCATGGCATATGTGGCGACCGCGAGCGCGGAGTCGCTGGCGGCGGTGAGGTCGGAAGCCAGCGCGGCGAGCGTGTCGGCCAGCGTGGTGCCGATCTCCGTCTCGTCGCCCGTCGCCACGCCGGACACAAGGGTCCAGGTCACCCCGTTCAGCGTGAGCGTGTCACCGGATGCAGGATTGTCCGCGAAGGTGATCCGCGCCGTCGCCGCCTGCGGCGTGGTCTCGGGATCGCCGAAGAGCGCCGTCATCCACCAGCCGGTGCCCTGCAGATCGAACGGGATCTCGATCTGCCCCTCATCGGTGACCAGACCGCGATACGGATCCTGCGCGTTGCGCCCGCGCCCCAGCAACGGGTCGTCGCCGAGCGGAATGCTTGCCGACAGATCCGCCGTCTTGAAATCGAGCGCCCGCACCGGACCGATGGTGGCCCCGCCATATTGCATCTCGCGCGCGGCCCTGAGTGTGGCATCGGCGCCATAGGCGCGTTGCTTGCCCATGCTGGTCCTCCTGTGATGTTCGAAAATCTGCGCCTGTCGGGCGCTCTCACCCGGTCAGCGGATCGCTGACCTGATATTCCAGCGTGACCGCCAGTGCCGCGGCCAGAAACGGCGCGCCGCCCTCCACCGGGACCGGCTGCAGTTCGGGGGCGGACGCCGTCATCAGCTCGACGCGCCCGCCGAGGCTGTCATCATGCGCCAGCGCAGCCCCGATGCGGGCAAGCAGCGCGTCGAGCGCCGCCTCCGCCGCGCCCGGCGGCATGAACGCCTCGATCTCCACGCGGTGGCGGTAATAGGCCCGCCACGGGCTCAGCGTCACATCCGGCTCGCCCGGATTGCCATCGCGCAGGATCACCAGCCCCTCGGCCGGCACCCGCTCGGGCAGCGTCGCATTGCGCCGCACCTCCGCCCCCGCGTGTGCGGCCAGCTGGGCCGTCAGCGCAGCAAGGATCGTCTCGCGGGTCGAGGGCATGAAAGAGCTCCGGTAGGTGGGCGAGGTCGGTTGGCCTGATGCAGCAAGCGTATTGAGGGGGCCTCAGCGCTGGAAACATCGTCCTTGTGCGCACCCAGTCCGGGTGCCAGATACCACCGGGTAGTAAGGGAGAGCAACATTGACACGGCAAGTTCGATCGCGGCACAGATCGCGGCACCGCAAGCGCAAACCGCTGCGCACGGGCGCCCTGATAATCGCGCTCGTCGTTGGCCTCTTCATGCTGGCCGATCGCGGGGATCTTGAGCGCATGATCTCGGACTTCAGCGGTTCGGACGTTGCCAACAACGGCCCTGCCGAGATCTCCGACGCGGACCGTTTCAACGGCCATGTCACTCGCATCGTCGATGGGGACACCTTCTGGATCAGCGGTCAGGGTGTACGGATCCGGATCTGGGCGCTCGACGCTCCGGAGACCGCCACGCCCGGAGGCGCTGCCGCCACAGCCGAGCTTGCCCGGTTGACCTCAGACCACGAGCTCAATTGCCGCCAGCGCGACATCGACCGCTACGGGCGCATCGTCGGTCAGTGTTTCCTGCCAGACGGACGCGACATCACCGCAGCGATGATCGAAAGCGGCAAGGCAACCGAATACTGCTCCTTCTCGAAGAACCATTATGGGACCTGTTGAGAAATCCTTTCAGCTAAGAACAATAAGCCGGTTAGACTACAATGCACCGCCATCGCTATGACACCTGCTTTCAGACTGTTCGCGCCCTGGACGGGGAGATCAACCGGGTGCGACCCTTCGGCCTCGACCCAGTCACAGAGGGTGAACGCACTCACACAGGAGAACCGACATGCAGTTTCAACTGAATACCGATGCCAACATTGAAGGCGACAAACGCCTGGCCGAAGTGGCCGAAACGGTTGTCACATCCGCACTCGGGCATCTGACCGACCGTCTGTCACGGATCGAGGTGCATCTGTCCGATGTGAATGGTGCCAAGGGCGGGGCCGACGACATTCACTGCACCGTCGAAGCGCGTCCCGAAGGGATGCAGCCGCAGACCGTCACCCACAATGACGCCAATGTGGACGCAGCCCTGCGGGGCGCGTCGAAAAAACTTCGCGCCCTGCTGGACAGCGAATTCGGCAAGCTGGGACGCCGATAGGGCTCACCGATGACTCGGGCGATCGGGTCATGTGCTGATATCTCTCCGCATCGCCGTCACCAAATCATCGCCGCCCGTCCACCCAGTTCGCCACAATCAACCCCGGCAAGCTGTCATGCGCCCGCTCCGTGTCACGGTCGAGATCCAGCCGTTTCGGCAGCTTGACCTGCGGGACCAGAAGGAAGATCGGCACGGTGGTCAGGCCGCGTCCCGTCTTCGAGCGTGACGCCACCGCACGCCCGCCCTTGTTCAGCCGCCCTTCGGCGACGAGCAGGCTGGGGCCGGACCGGCGGTAGATGAAGCGCAGGCGCAGACCCGTGCGGCGTTCCCATTCGACCGGGGTGATCCGGCCGCCGCGCCGCGACTTGCCGGCGGCTGCCGTCGGGATCGTCAGCCAGAAGCCGTTGCGCGAGCGGATCAGTGGGCCGGTATCATGGGCATGGACGATGTCGGGCGCTTTCGACCAGACCAGTGCTGCAGCGTTCAGGCTGGGCTGACCCTTCGGGTATTGCTCTGACCGGATCGTGCGGGCCAGCCGTTGTCCAAGCCCCGCGCCGGTGATCTGGCTGCGCCAGGCGGTCTTCAGGCTGGTCCCGGCCTCGCGCGTGGCGGCCGTGACGGCTTTCTCGCCTGCCTTGATTTCTGCCGCCATCATGGTGGTGAGATCGGGGGTGATGTCGAGTTTGAGCTTCATGGGGATCACGCAGGCCGCAGGTCAATGGTCCAGACGAGCCGCTCGCGGTCGCGCACCGGCTCGCCCTGGATGAGAAACGCCTCGCCATCCATCTCGACACGGTCGCCCGGACGCGGGTCCCGCACCTCAGCCACGCGCAGATCGATACGCGTGGTCTCCGACCAGATCCGCGCGTCGCCGAAGTTGGAGATGTCGTCTGCGCGGCGTGTGACCACGCGGACGAGCCGGGGCGCACCCACATCCGAGATGTAGACCGCATCGCGGGCGATGTTGGGATCGCCGAAGAGCGTGTCCATGGCGAGGGCGAAGATCGACATGGCCTTACCCGTCAGTTCGAGCTGTGCAGGCGGATTGCCAGCCGTGGGCGCTTGTTGACCGGCAGGATCGATCCCTCCGTCATCAGGTCGATCCAGCGCCCCTTGGCGTCGATCATCTGCCGGGCATAGAGCGGCAGGCCGACGGTATTTGCCGTCTCCAGCAGGTTTGCGGGTCCGCCATAGGTGGTGAAGGTCTCAAAAGTGCCGAGCGGGAACGCGATGCCCTCGCCCGCGGGGATCAGCCGCTCCGATGTGCCGTTCGAGAGCGTCACCGAGCCGTTATATTCCTCGAAGAGGATGCCCGCGAATGGAAAGGCGCGGCGCATGTCCTCACGCAGGGGCTGGCCGCCGGTGGCCGAGTAGAACTTGTAGGCGTCCTCGGTCTTGGGGTGGCTGATCAGCTTGTCGAAGAACTCCGAGCTGACCAGCGCATGCGCGGTGGTCATGGTCTCGCCCAGCAGATTGTCCTCGATGGCGCGCAGGGTGCTGCGGACCTTACCCTGGATATTGGTGCCGGCCGTGCCGAACACGAAATCGACAGAGATCCGGGTGAGTCCGAACTCGGTGAAGTAGTCGTAGAGCGTGCTGCCCGCGCCGTCCTTCACGATTCCGCGCAGCGCGTTCATCTCCATGTATTCGCGGGTCTGGGCATGCTTGCGCCGCATCAGCGTGAGCTTGCGGTTCATCACCTCGACCAGCGGATCGGCTGTGTCCGAGACGCCAAGCGCCGGCATGCCCTGAATATCCGAGGGCAGGATCACATCGTCATGCGGGATCCATGGCAGCGCAAAGCTGCGCATGGAGCGCGCCTCGCGATTGCCGACGGTGGCGGGCGCGCCGAGCGGGACCGAGGGCAGCAGGCTGAGAACGCCCTCGCGCTGCTCGATCACGATGGAGCGTTGCGTGACGCCCTCGAAGCGGAAGAGGCCGATCTCGCCGAGGCGGGTATAGAGGTTGGGCAGGATATTGATGGCCTGCGTCATCTCGGCGAGCGAATAGCCGCCCGCGTCGAACGGGTTGCGGGTGAGGGTCATGGAAGAACTCCGGAGAAAGAGGACGGGAAACAGGGAAGAAGCGCGAGGCGCCGCTCGCAGCCCGATCAGGCGGTGTCGCGGGCGATGATCCCGAGGGCTGCCAGCTGGCTGATCTTGGTGGTGATCTTGGTCGCGTCATCGACGGTGCCGTCGTAAGCCAGCGCCGCGCGCGACACGATGGCGGGCCCGCGCACGAGCACCACGCCGACGGCATCGCCGGGCGTGGCATCGACCGCATATAGCAGCACGGCCCCGGCGGTCTGCGCGCCATCCGTGCCACCGGAGGTGGCGAGCTTGTACTTGCCGCTGGCGGTGATGCGGCCCAGCACCGACCCGACGGGATAGGCGGTGCCGGCGAGCAGCGGGACGGTTTCACGGGTGTAGTTCGGGTTGACCTCGTATTTGAGGACATCGCCCATGGTGGGCGGTTGGGTCAGAACGGGCATGTCGGGGAACCTTCAGGGCCATGAGACAAGGGAAATCCCCTGCCGGAGTGGTGCGGCGGGGGATCGGTCGGGCATTGGTTTGTCGGGAGGTAGGTCCAAGCGCAGCTTGGGCGTCAGTTGCGTTTGCCCGCGGCTGCGTCCCGCTTTGCCGCCGCGATGAGCGGGCTTTCCGTCGCCTGTGGCAGGACCGGTGAGGGCTGTGCCGCCACGATATCGCGGGCATCTGCAGCGGCGCTGGCGCGTTGGAGCACGAGGCTGCGCAGGGCCTCGGGGGTTGTCCCTTCACGCAGGGCTTTCGCGGCGTCGATGGCGATCCCGAGGCGGCCCGCCTGAGCGGCGATCTCGGTGATCTCCGCCGCCTCCTGGCGCAGCTGCGCCGAGAGCTCAGCCAGGTTGCCGGGCTGAATTGCTGCCGGCGTGGTGGTGGTTGATGCTTCAGGGGCAACTGGCGCGGCGGGCGATGCCGGGCTCTCCGAGGCAGGCGCTGCGGGCATCCTGGCGGTCGGCGCGTCATTATGTTCGGCGTTGACCGAGCCATCGGCCGGGACATTCGAAGCGGCATCCTTCGGGTCCTGCGCATCCGTGGTGATCTCCTGCGCGGTGTCGTCATTGTCGGTCTCTTGGGCCATGGTGGTCTCCATTCGGGTGGTGGTTTGGGTCCTGGATCGGGATGGTTGAGCCAATTGCACGCGCGGACGCGGCCGCGTGTTCGCGGGGGCGACATGCGCGCTGAAGCTGGCGAAGCCGGCTGCGAGATCGGTCACTTCGTCGGCAAGCCCTGCCGCTACCGCATCTGCCCCGCGATAGATCGCGGCCTCGGTCGCGAGAGCGGCCTCCTGGCTGAGGGCCCCGGCGCGGCCCGCGGCGACGGTCTCGGCGAAGAGAAACCGCAACACATCGATCTCGCGCTGGATGTCGTCGCGGACCGCGTCGGGCAGCGGTGCGTAGGGATTGCCGTCGACCTTGTGGGATCCCGCATGGATCAGCGTCACGCGCACGCCGTCCCGGTCGAGCTGGCCGCTGAGATCGGCATGCATGACGACCACACCGATGCTGCCGACCGCGCCGGTGCGCGGAAGCAGGATGCGGTCGGCCTGGCTTGCCAGCGCATAGCCCGCCGAGAAGGCGTGTTCGGCCACGAAGGCCCAGACCGGCTTGTTGCGCCGCAACGCGCGGATGCGGTCGGCGAGATCGAAGACCCCGGACACCTCGCCGCCGAAGCTGTCGATCTCCAGTGCAACGCCCCGGACGGCAGGATCGCCGGCCGCCGCCTCGATCTGCGCGGCGATCCCCTCATAGCTGGTCTGTCCCGAGGACTCCCCGATCCAGCCGCCGCGATGGATCAGCACGCCGGAGACCTCGATCACGGCGATGCCGTCGATCACCGGATAGGGCGCGTCACCGTGTTGGCGATACTCGTCCAGCAATCCGCCGGACAGGATACCGGCACGGGCGCGCGGAGCAGCTGCAACCTGATCAGCCATCTGACCATCGCCGTCCGTCATCTCCACCCGCCGCCCCAGAACGCGCGGCCCAAGCCCCGACAGGAATGCCATGGCCTTGGATGGCTCGACCAGCAGCGGCGTGTTGAAGGCGCGCGCGGCTATGCGGGCGTGAAGCATCAGGGCTGGTCCTCGTCTGGGCGCGGGCGGGTTTCCGCGGTGTCGTCATCGTCGTTGGATTGGGGCCCGTCTCGATCATCCCCCTCAACCGGCACGTCCGCCGCGCCTTGTGCCGGTGAGCCGGGGCGGCGGAAGTCGAGGCCGAGCGTGCGCTCGCGGGCATGTTCCGCGGCGATCTCGCGGTCGACCTGTTCAGCATCAAAGCCGCGCTCGGCGATAGCCTGCGTGCGGGATTTGAGGCCGGCCTCGATCTGGGCGATCTCGGCATTGGCGTCTTTCAGGGGATCGACCCAGTCCCATTTCGTGGGCAGCCAGTCGGCGGTCAGCAGCCGGGATCGGTCGGTCTCGTATCGTGGCAGGGCCAGCGCCCCCGACAGCACCGCCGCATCCATCCAGCGCGCATAGACCGGGCGGCAAAGCTGATACACCATCACCGAATGCTGCCAGGCCGAGACGCGGCGGCGGAACTCGATCAGCGCGAGGCGTGAGTTCGAGAAGTTGCCCTTCACCATGTCGTTGGCCAGATACGGATACGGGATGCCCAGTGCTGCGGATATCTGCAGCAGCGTTCGGTACTGAAACGGCTCGTAGGTGACGCCGCTATCGGCGGGCTGACCCACCGTGACATCCTCGCCCGGATCGAGCCGCACCACTTGGCCGGGTCTGATCTCGACGCCGCCCGGGTCGTCGTCGTCGCCGGGCGGGGCCAGCGGGTTTTCCGGAGCCGGCGAGGTGACGAACATCGCATACATCGCCGCGACCTTCTTCCGGTCGAGCTCGGCATCGTCATACTGATCCAGCAGGAACAGCTTCACGATGGCGGGCGCCAGTTTCGACACACCGCGCAGCTGGCCGCCCTCGACCGGGTCGATCACATGGATCACCTCGGAGGCCGGAACCCGGACGACTTCACCGGCGAGGCCCGGCTCGGTGCTGTCGCCGGGGTGGCGGCGCAGGAAGTGATAGGCGACGCGACGCCCGATCCGATCGAACTCGATGCCCTGACGGATTGCGTTGCCATTCGCAGCAACACCCGATTGTTCCAGCGGCAGCATCTCGGCGGGCAGCATCTGCAGCTGCAGCGGTACGCTCAGCCCGTCGCCTGCGCGCCGCGGCCGGATCCGGAAAAACACCTCGCCCGCGATGAAGACCTCGCGCGCGGCGCGGCGTTGCAGCCCGTAAAAGTCGGTCAGCCCCTCGGCATCGGCCTCGTCGGTCCAGCCGAGCCAGAGCCGCTGCAGCTCTTCCTTGCGGGCGGGATCGGTGATCTTCGAGATCGGCTTGATCCCGTCGCCCGCGGTATTGGCGGCCCAGCTTTCCACCGCGTTCACTGCATAGCCATTGTTGCGCACCAGCCAGCGGGCGCGGGCGGTGATATCGGGGCCACTGGCCGCGATCAGCGCGTTGACATGCGCCCGCGTCGCGCGGAACCCGCGCAGCCGACGGTGGTGCTGGCCCGCGTCGAACCCGCCGATGAAGGCGCCGAGGCGCTGCCGCCAGTTCATCACAGGTCCTTCACTGCATGGGGGCGCAGGATACGCCCGGCCCCACGCTCGATGCTGGCAACCCGCCGCTCGATATCCGCAATGGCGGCCGCCAGCTCCGCATCCGAGCCATAGGTTACGGTCTTGCCGTCATAACTGACGCTACGCGTGCCGCTGTAGCGCGCAGCCAGCAGCGCGCCGTGGTGGCGTTTCAGATCGTCGAGGGTCATGCTCATTCCATGTACTTTGGCGTACTCACCCGCCAGCCGCGCCGCCGGGGTGTCGTCACGCGCCCCGCTTGCGGCTCGGTCGATGCGTGGGGCTCTGGTTCCGGCTCGGCGGCGTTGCTCTCCACCCCGGCCTGTTTCTCGAGGCTCTGCCACATCCGCGCGTCGAACCGGTCGGCACCAAGGATCCAGGCCGCGGCCCGGGCATAGATGCGGGTGTCCAGCGCCTCGTTGCGCTCGCGCATCTTCTGCCATTCCTGCCGGGCATAGCCGCGCTTGTTGCGGATGGTGACCAGCTGCTCGGCCACCAGCTGTTTCAGCCATTCGCTGTCGGCCCAGTCCGGCAGGTGGATCGTGCCGGCCGTATTTGCCGAACCACTGGCACGCGCCTCATCGGATGGCCGCTCCAGCCGCAGATAGCGATAGGTCTCGGCCTTGAATGTGGCGGTGGCCACGCTCCAGAGCCGAGCCCCGCGCTTGAGCTTGCGACCGTTTACCGTGGCATCGACGAAGGTCGGCCCCGAGACCGGCGTCGCCCGGTTGAAGCCTTCCAGCCCCTTTACCGGGGCCACCTGTGCCGTGCCCTGCTGGCGCGCCCAGGCATGAACAGCGGCGGACTCAAAGCCCGTATCGATGGCGAGCTTCGCCAGCGTCATGACAGCCCCCTTCTCGTGAGCCCATGTCCGGCCCAGCAGCGTGGTCAGCGCCTCCCAGCAGGCGGGATCGTCCGGGCCGCCCGGAATGACGATGTGATCCACGAGCCAGCTTTCCAGACCCCGGCCCCAGGCCCAGACATCGACCTCGATCCGGTCTTTCTGCACATCGGCCCCGGCGGTGAGGAACAGCCCCTGTTCCGGGATCTGCGCCGGATAGGTCTCGCGCCGGTCCGCGAGGCGCTGCCAGTCCGGGGCCTCGCCGCTCTCGACCCATGTCTCGCCCAGCAGGGTGTTGCGCGCCGCGCGCAGCATCTCGTCCGAGCCCTGCGCGGCCAGCCAGTCGCGCGCGATCTGCGCCCAGCTTTTCCAGCCGATCGGCGAGTAGAGCGCCGAGAGGTGGAACCCGATGGCCGTCGGGTCCGTCGCCGTCGCTGTTGCCCGCCACTCGCCCCGTTCCAGCATTGCCGTCTTGTGATGCTCGGCGATGGGGCGCGCGCAGCCCTCGCAATGGTAGGCTGCGGTCTCCGGCTGGTCCTTTGCCCAGCGCAGCCGCTCGAACTGCAGCCACTGCATCGCCCCGCAATGCGGGCATGGCACGAAATACCGCCGCTGGTCGCTGGCCTCGAACTCGCGCTCGATGCGGCTCAGCCCCCGGATCGTCGGCGTCGAGACCATGAACACCTTGCGCCGGTGCGCGAAGGTGGTGGTGCGGGCTTCGGCCAGCGTGACCGGGTCGCCTTCCTCGTCGGCCGAAGCCGGATAGGCATCGACCTCGTCGAGAAACACGTAACGCGCCGGCATCGAGCGCAGGCCGGTGGCCGAGTTGGCCCCCGTGAGCACCAGGATGCCACCGGGGAATTCCTTCGACAGCATCGAATTGCCGGCATCGCGCGACCGCGCGGGCCTGACGCGTTCCTTCAGCGCGGCGCTGTCCTCGATCAGCGGATCGATCCGGCCGCGCGAGCTGCGCTTGGCCATCTCGACGGTGGGCAGTACCGCCAGCATCGGCCCCGGCGCGTGGTGGATCACGAACCCGATCCAGTTGTTACCGGCCTCGGTCGCGCCCACCTGCGCGGCCTTCATGAACGAGATGCGCTGTGCCGGATGCCCGGGCGAGAGCGCATCCATGATCTCGCGCAGATACGGCGTGCGCGCGGTGCGGTACCGGCCCGGCTCGGCCGAGGCGCGCGACGACAGCCAGCGATGCGCATCCGCCCAGCCCGACACGGTCAGATCCGGATCGGGACGCAGGCCGCGGCGCCAGGCGCGCAGGATGTCCTCGGCGCCGTCAAAGCCGAGATCGAGGTCGGCAGTCAGGTCGCTGTCAGTCAGGCCATGGTCATCACCCTTGTCATTCAAGCGAGACCCGGAGGTCTGCGAGGGCGGTGAGCTGCTCTCGGACATGCGCTTCCAGCACCCTCTGAAGGATCGCCGTCT